GCTCATAGCACCCGCACTGTTCACCCAGTCTTCAGCATTAAAGATAGTGGGCATCAACTCACGGATCATCTGTGTGCTATAGAAACACATGTCCGAATACTCTGCGCCTGTCCTGCGTTTACGTTCTTTAGCAACAGCCTTGAGGGCTGCCCGTTTACACGAGATGCGTAGCATGTTCTCACCCTTGCGCCCCAACTCACGCCATTCAACTACCTTCTTCGGGTGACCGGCAAGCCACAGGTAAGCCTCGCCTACGAGATCTTCCTGCTCTACGAGACTGTTGGTGCGAGAGGATGATGAAGCGTCCTTAGCACCTTCTCTTGCCAGCCGGTATTCCTTGTCGGTGAACTGCATTACCATGAGTACTTGGTTCCTTCCATGACGAATGATTGGTTGACGATGGGGACTGGTACGGGTAGTACGTCCTTGCCGTCAACGTAGAGGACAGCGAACCCTTGCTGCCAGTTGAATGTCTTGGCGTACGAAACCTTGGTTGGGTCCATTAGGTTGCCTGCTTCTAAGCCGAACAGGGTGCGCATGTGCTCGCCGTAAATGCCCGTGGTGTAGGGTACTAAGCCTAGCCTGTGTGTGTGCCCACACACCACGTTCTGCCCCACTTTTTTAACTAACCCCATTGCTGTACTGCCAGCGTTCTGGCTCATGCCTGACTCGTCACCGTGGAGTGCCAGCCATCCGGGTGCAACCTCGAAGGACTTGCGATGGTGGGTGATGCCTAACTCAGGTAAACGCCAGAAGTTTTCTAACTCTAACTCTGGTAGCCCCGATAGTCCGGGCATGCGACGCATGGTCTGCTGGTAGAGGCGATCAGTGTGGTTGGATCTTATGGTGTGCTCTACTTGTAGATCCTTGAAGACTTTCACGGTAGCGTCACGATCTTCAGCGATGCTGCCCTCAAACTCTAGGGCTGTACCCTCAGCCCACTTGCTTATGGTCTGGAAGTCCTGCTCGTCACCTACCGTACACACTGTGTCTTGTGGTGTCTTGAAGTCAGCGATCATCTGAGCGACAGAAGACACGGCCTTCACATCGTGGTATGGAACTTGAAGGTCACTGATAATGAATACTCTATGCATTACTCACCTCTCGCTGTTTACACGCACAGTCGCATGTGTATACCCTGAGATGCCAAGTGATTGGTCCCCGGCAGGAATCGTGGTGTCCGGTATTGCAGAAACCACAGATGCTCATCTTTACTCTAGGTTCTTGGGCCATGACCCGTTCCTCACCATCATCGCTATAACCGCATAGTTTGCTATGTCTACTAGGCTATCATGGATTGACTCGTTCTGAGGCTCGCCCTCACTGTGATACGTGAGGTTCTTTAAGCGTTCCATCTTGTCATTCATGCGGACAAGGATACCGTTCATTGCACCACCGGGTGCGTTGTTGATGTTGCCGGGGCCGTAGTCCGACTGCTTCGACACGAGGACGCGTGATAGTTCCTCGTACACTTCAATGCCGGATTGCCGGAACTCTTCAATACTCTCCATGTCTGCGCTCTCTCTCTACTTGATACTTGCGTACCACCTCATCCGCTAGGATCTTGTGTATCTTTCGGTCTTCATTCCATCGCATCATCCCGATCAGCATACGATCAAAGAAGAATCCTAAGGCAACGAACCCAGCCATTGAGGCAAAGAATAGTAACCATCCCATTACAAGCCGATCCTTTCTCGTAAACCTTCTGGCCCTTCGGCCATAACAATATCGTTAACGTCCATGCCCTCAGGCATCGTGACCACAACAGCCACATCTATAGCATGCGCCACTTTCTTTGCCATCTCTTGACCTGCTGCATCACCGTCAGCCAGAATGAAAACCTTTCGGTAGTCCTGAAAGGCACGACGGTACGAAGCCTGCCAAGTTTGAGCACCGGGAACCCCGATGGCTGGTATCCCGCAAATAGTTGATGCCACTATCGCATCCATCTCACCCTCGCATATGGCGATGTGCTCGCTGCGCTCGTTGAAAGCGTTCACGTTGTACATGTGAGACTTAGCACCCACCCTGCTCAGGTACTTGGGGTTAGTGTTCGGGTCAATGGACCTGAAGCGCATCTCCACGACCCCCGCAGGGGTCACGTAAGGGATGCTTAGACGGCCTATCATCTCCTCGTGACCTATCATGGGGGAAGCAACGAACCCTAGCCTGTGCTTTTGCGCTGCCTCCTTCGTGATACCACGAGACGTGAGGTAACGACCTGCCTCATCTATCTGCTGCGAGTAGGTCTCAGTGGCTGTCTCAAGTGCCAGCCTTGCATCGTTACTCAACATGTGACCACGTTGCCCTTCTCGTTATCTTCGACAGGTGGCTGCGGGTGATCCCGTACTTATCCATGATCTCTTTAGCGTTGCCTGAGTTGTTTGCACCCCGACCTTGAGCCTTGCTGTAATCTCTTCGGATGTCGGAGACATCATCAGCAGTCAGTTTAGAATTAGGGTTAGTGTCACCACCACCGAACTTGTTAGCACCCTTCTTCAGGTACAGGTGCTGCCCGTTTACACACAGTTTGTTTAGGCAGGAACTAGACACGATGAAACCTCTGAGGTCTTCCCGTAGCAGCCCGTTGCGTTGCATGAATACCCACCGGGTAGCCACAATGTCTTTACCACCGGGCAGGTACTTGCGTGGCCTACCATCAGGGTAGGTCGTGCCCACCCACAGGTCACACTCACCGCCTGAGTCTGGGAGGCTTGTAAGATCTAGCCCCTCGCCTGTCACGACCTCCACCACGTCCCGTTGTCGCTTGTATGTCGCTTCCCGTGATCTCTGTGCATCTACGCTTTGCCTCACCGAAACTCACTCCTTCATAAATCATTACAACGCTTATTGCGTCACCCTTGAACTCGCAGGCGTGGCAAAAAATAAACTCAGCCTCTTCACTAATGCTTGCGGAATTGTGCGTGTCACCATGCTTCTCGCACTTGATTGACTGCCACCCACCTCTAGGTGCAGGTAGATCCCATCCGAAAAACTCCAGTACAGTCCAGATTGAGAACTTGGGTACGTCACTGCTAGTCGCTCTCATTGAGTGTCTCAACCGTGTCGGTCATCAAGTATAAGTCTTTTAGTTTGTTCATCATGGCCTCCTTGCCAGTCTGAGCAGATCAACGAACGTTTCGTTGGTCATCATTATATGAGACGAGCCTACACTATGGTTGCGGTTCTTCCTCGCCACCACGCCGATAGTGGGTAACTTGTACTTCTCTTCGTAGTGTTCAGCCTCAACTTCAGCCTGCCTCAACCACTCCTGATAGGCGTGAGCCTTCACGTCCTTGGCTTCAACCACCACAACAAGGTCGTTGATTTCTATGGCAAGGTCACCTATATCCTTGGCCCCGGCACGGGGTAAACGTCTCGCCTTGAAGCCTTGATCGTTGTAGTAATTTTCCAAAGCGGACTCGTACAGAGATCCTTTGCGTTTGTTTGCTGCACTCATACACAGTCCGAAAGTTGCATGCACTCAGGGTTGTAGTTCAACCACACCGCATCAGCACCACCCGGTGAAGCCTTGCCGTACCTGTTCTTCACGGCACACGCAGCCATTAAGCCTTCAGTGTCGGAAGATATGGTTACCACTAGGCTAGGTGTCTGGGAGATCTTGCCGTGCAAAGCACTACGTGGTGGGCATGGGTTACCTTGCACCGCCTCGCTGGTATGGTGCAGTACGAGTATCGCTGCGTTAGTTTCCCTCGCCCACTGCTTAACCTCTTTCATTAAGGTACGCAGGGAACTGAACTCGTCACCGTCACTGAACGAAACGTCAACCGCGTTGTCAATCACGATCAACTCAGGGTAGCAGCCTTGCGTCTCAAGATAAACCTCTATCTCTTCATCAAGATCCTTGAGTGTGGGGCTAGCGTCAAAGTTCCACTTGATGTGGGACACGTTGTCTTCCAGCATCCTTGTGGCCCAGTCAGGGTTCTCCACCATTGCTTCCTCAACAGCAGATTGAGGTTGACCCGTTGACATGCTCAGTGACCGGATAGCCATGGTCGTTTCGTGGCTGTCAGCACTCGTGTAAAGGGTAGACACACCTGACCGTAACGCGATGGCTA